CGTCTGATGAATATACTAATATTTCATTACATTCTATTTGCTTAACCGTTGGAACTCTAATATTTCTTATTATACCTAATTTTACTAATAACATATGTGTTTCTTGTTTCAACACATTTGAGTCTGATATATCTTTGAATTCTGTATAATATTCATGTTTAAGTTTTTTACCTATTCCTCGTAAATCAGATCTTACATACTGTCTTATCTCCTTTGGTTTTAAATTATATGATACCAACGTATTATTAAAATTATTTAAATCTTTTATTAATATTTCTAGATCTAAATCTTTATTTTTTTCATTCTTTTCATTCTTTTCTTCCATTTATTATATAAGAGAATTTTTTTAATTTCGTCAAAAAATTTTTTGACGAAATTTTAATTTTTTGCTTATCTTTATTTATTGCTTATCTTTGTTTAATATATCTAGAACTTACCGATGACATAACTCCTTTTTGCATTCTACCACCATCTGCTGTTAAGTCCCTTACTCCAGTAGCTATTTGTCCTAATGCTGGGTTTACAGCACCTAAAACAGGTGCTAGAGCCCCACTTACTTTATTCACTATTGATCGGAGACTACTCCAAAAGCCTGAACCAACTAACTGCCTATAATGACCAGAACTCATTTCATTTCTAGATGCCCTAGCATCCAATATCTGTTGTACTGTTAGATTTCCTAATGACGCTCGTGCTACGTTTGGTGCAATGCTAAAAATACCCTCATTAATAGTTACCATATAGAAATCACCCACGAAAGCAACTGACGATTGATTTTTAAAAGTTACTTGTACCTGTATCGTATATGCTCCGTTGAGACCCGGAGCTTCAAAAGCCTCTAATCCAATATCAGTGCCTAGTTCTAGCGACAAAACAGATCCTCTGAATTTTGTCCACTGTGGATAAGACAATGTACAACCATTTTTTCTTGCTATTTCATACAACTGAGGTTTTGAAGCACCAGACATCAATCCACTACTGTTACCCCATTGAACACTTATGTTTTCAATAGATAAAAAACTATCGGATGTCTGAAATGACTGTGTAGACTCAGAATGTTTGGCAAAAAGATATATGTATCTAGGTATCTGAGAAAGGCGAATTGTATCAGAGTAGATATTTAAACTTGATCCAGCTGGCATACTTGGCATCTGACGAATATATTCATTTGGCTTACTATATGGTAGCATTTGTAGACTTGGCAAAGCTTGATCTAGAGGTGGAGTGCAGCTTGTTATTAATAGTTCTGGTGCTTGGTAAAATGTACATCCTACAACTGTAATTGGATTTCCATTTGAACTATGTGACCAGACTCTTCCAACATTTGGAGAATGTCTTAGATTAACTGTCAATTCGTTGACATTTATGAAACCTTCACTTTGTCCATGAAATCCAGAAATCATAGGGGATACAAAAATAGGTTCACAGACTATCACTCTAAGTACTGTTGGTGATACAACTTGAACCTCAAATGCTCCTCTACTGACATTGGCGGAGTTCTCTCCAAAAAATGCCAATGGATTGCGGGCACTTCCTAGAGTAGTCCAATCACTATATTCTTGATATTGATCAGGATAACAGGGAGATGTGCTAGATGATTTATCTAGATCGGCTTGACTCACTCCGTGGGTCAATAATGCCTGTAGTTTAGACTGTGTATTATCGGATACTGATTCTCCGTTGATTTGAACAGTTGTAACATCTACAATACTATTCAATGGAAAAGATCTAAGACCATCTTCAACCCCAAGTGTGTATGGTTGATTGGTAGTTACTTCTAAATATGCTCTAACATAGACCTGACGATCTGTAATTGTAGACAAACTTGGAGGATTATATACCCAACTTGATTGTTGAGGGGGAGCTGGTCCTAATTGAAATGACTGAGCAGTTAGTACTTGCTGAGTAGATCTTTGACAACCAACATGAACTATATGGGATTGTTCAACATCTTGCGAAATTCGCATAACTGGTGCTACAACTTTGATTGCTTGCATTCTAGTATTTATATCTTGGTAAGATATTATTTATTTTCGTCAAAAAAAAAATAATATAGTATTTTATATTTATTACTTTTATTACTTTTTTTAAATATGACCGATTCCATCAAATCCTATATGTATAGGTTCCTTTTTGTACCCGTTATATATTATAATTATATTATTATATTTTATTTTAAATTTAAAACTTTTCATTATTTTACACAAGATTTGTGTAAAATATTTTGAAATATTATTATTTTAAAAAAGTAAAATTTTTCATTTTTTTGTTACCATTTTGTTACCATTCTCTGTTGAAATCAATATTTTTATATACTCATTTTTAATAATTTGAAATGTAGCTTTATAAAGTTTTATAAAACTTTACAAATATTTGTAAAGTTTTATAAACCTTTAGAAAAATATAGGTATGGATATACAATCCTTACTCACTACCAAGCAATCTGTCTAATGACCATTAATTCATACTTTCATAACAAGATCAATATATTACGGTTCCGCAATGGCAGATCCTAAATCAGTCATATTTATTTGGTATTTGGTATTTGGTTCCTTTTTGTACCAGTTATATATTATAATTATATTATATATTATTATATTTTAAAACTTTTTAAAACTTTTCATTTCCAACACACAGGATTTGTGTAAAATATTTAAAAATAATATTTTTTTATTTTTACTTTTATTTTTACTTTTTTTAGACTAATTTCTCTATACTCTCCGACGATTTATCATTTTTAGATAGTCAAAAAGTAATTTCAAAAGTACAGTTCATTAACATTTAAAGTAATTTCATTAAATTTCATTAAATTTCATTAAATTTCATTAAATTTCATTAAATTACTTTAAACGATACCTTTACAAAAGTACTTCGTGATTCCATTACTACTCACCAAGCAAAATGCTCATTCAACACTATATTATACTTTCATTCCAGTATACTATAAGTGTCGTCATCTTTATAATACATATAAAACTTCAGTTCTATCTCTTGTACTTGGTTTTATTTTTTGTGTTGGACATATACCTGTTAATTTTACTTTCTTTGACCATATTTTTTTAAAAGTTTTGGAATTGTAG